CAGTTACGATCGGAGCGCAATAAGAAAGGTGCAGATAAGATACTTTGCCGCTATTGCAATCATATGTGGCCAAGAAATGCATTCTACGACCACATTTGTGTCCCGGGATGGAAAGGTGAAGAAGAATGAAGAAACACTTTCTTGATTTGTTTAGTGGATTGGGTGGCGCATCCGAAGCGTTCATTCAAGATACTGATGATTGGACTGTACTTAGAATTGACAATAATCCTTTACTGTCAGGTGTTCCTAATACGATAATGGAAGATATTAACAAGTTAGCTGGGCGCATTACCGGTTCACAACATACTATCGATGTCATTTGGGCATCTCCGCCCTGCAGAGATTTTAGTGGAGGATATAATTCTCCCAAATCTATCGCAATCAGAGAAATAGGAATTGACAATTACAAACCTGATATGAGTCTTCTAGTCGCCTCTCTTAAAATCATAGAGATTGTGAAGCCTAAATATTTCATCATAGAGAACGTGGCGGGGTCAATCAGATATTTTGAGAAGTTCCTGGGCGCACCACGACAAATTATTGGCCCCTATGTTTTGTGGGGAAACTTTCCTTACGTGGCGGTCGATGAAAGTAAACTTGAAAGTAAAAAATCTAAAGATAAACATTCAGGTAATCCTCTGCGATCTAATTACAAAGCCAAAGTAGATTTTGAATTGTCCAGGGCATTGAAGGAAGCAATTGAAAATCAGAAATCTTTGTTCCAATATTAATCCGATTGTAATTTACTTGCTGCAAACTTTAATCCTGATGTCCAACCACCTGTAGCAAGTGCACCGGCTAAAGATAATGCATCAAAGGCAAACTCGGATTTAGTATCAGCACGGTATATTGGCAGATTCAAGAAGTTGATATCTAAAGTGTAGAATGACGAGTATGATCCAGTCTTAAACATGGATAAGTCGAAATCATCTCTTTGTATGTAACCCATTGAAGCATATTCTTCAGGAGTAAACACTCTTTGAGATTGAATTAGAATCACCTAATAATTAGTTAACTCGTAACTTCTCTTTTGTCTCATTAAGAAAGTTAAGTCCGGTTCTGATACTATATTTGCTTGTACGACTTGCCTAGTGTTTGGTATTCTTAGATCGTGTCCGGTTTCATTAGGGAACCATCCTGTTAAGAAAACAAGTTTGTAAGTCCATAACTTGTCAGCAGTTGTAGATTCAAGTGAGCCGAATTGTTGATCGTTAACTGGTGCTAGAACATCAGTTGTATCAGTACCTTGAGTAGTTGCAAGGTATTCTCTGTACCTACCGTATTGAACTTGACTCCAATCATACAAAGACTGGTTAAACCCAGGCACTCCGTAATTTCCACCTTGGAACTCTAAAACAAACTGATCCATCTTAACATCAGAACCATCATTAAACCTAGTAGTCATGACTAAATCAAAAACTTGAACTCTTACATTACCAGCGTTAGTTAATTGCCATCTACCGGCTTCTTGAATGAATATATTGTCAAACATTGTAGTTAATTCGTCTCTAGTATAACCTGATGTATCAAAATATGATTCAGCATAAAATCTACCAAACGCACTTTCAGATGGGTTCGCTCCTGGATCCATTGGCTTCCAATCAGAATTAGAGAATATTCTCCATTCATTTAGACCGCCCGGCGTAAATACAGCATGAAGCGGGCCAAACTGTTTCATCATTTGGCGTTTTCCAGATAGAGCACGGGTAGCAGTCTTTTCATCAGGCATCCTCACTTTCCTCCTTTACGCTGTTCTCTTCTGTAGGCTGCGGCCATTCGCTTGAGATCAAGTCTACCTTTACGCTTACCTGTCTTGAACCTAATTTGTTTCTTCGGATTGGCCATAAAGCGTTGCCAAGCACTCTTAGTACGCTTAACAGTAGACTTAACAACATCAGCACCTGCCTTTCTTGCTATCTTGCGTGCTTCCTTCTTAGCACCTTCTACAAACAGTTCCCGAAGTTCATCGAGAGTACCTTCAATCTTAACCAGGGCAAACACCTCAATTATCGCTTGCTGTTGACTGTATTGCTATTGCCATCCAATCTTTTGTAGATAGTTTAGCGATTCGGCACTTAATACGGGCTGTTACATAGATGTCCTTTGCAGTTGCCAATGTTGATTCACCATCTAAGCCACCGCATAGATACAATGAATCATTTACAACTAGGAAAGCCTCGCTTAATGCAGTTGGGCCAAAGTTGTCTGGGTAAAAGTCAGCAATTTCTGTTCCTATGTTAGCAGATTGATCTACATTCAAAGAAGCACTAGAAACTAAACTCTGATCGTCCGCCCTCTTTAGTAGAGTTCCTGGGTTTAGATCGGTCAGCTGGGCAGAGATGCAAAAGTCTGTATTAGCCATTGAACGAATATATTGAGCATAATTGTCTCCACTTTGGAAGACATAATCTACGGATTCAATTGCCAATGCTTGTCCTGTTGCGACATTTACATACGCCCCACAATCAATTACTCCTTGAACTCTGTCGCCATTACCTGATGCGACTGGTAGAAGTACGGTTTCGGTTAGATAGAATGAGCCTGTTTTTGCGGTTGCCATGACTACCCCATGTTAACTCGGTGTATAAACTACACCGCCCAGGATTAATCTTCTCAATCCGAGCACGGAGGGAATAGTCCCCCTCCATTATCTTATCACCACCACCCCCATGGCATACTAACCATACTACTAATTTTCGTGGGATAGCCCATGGGCTTTTTTGCGATATATATATATGAAATTGCTAATTCACTAAGAATATGAGGCAGAAACTCATTACATTAGACCCAACTTCTTGGGACTTAGCCAGTAAAAAACCGAACTTTTCACAATGGGTTCGTGACCAGTTACGATCGGAGCGCAATAAGAAAGGTGCAGATAAGATACTTTGCCGCTATTGCAATCATATGTGGCCAAGAAATGCATTCTACGACCACATTTGTGTCCCGGGATGGAAAGGTGAAGAA